ATGTCGATTCTGGTAGGCACGGCTTCGTGGACCGACAAGACGCTCATTGAGTCGGGCGCCTTCTATCCTCCTGGCTGCAGCAGCGCCGAGGCGCGCTTGCGGTATTACGCGAGCGTCTTTCCGGTGGTGGAGGTGGATTCCTCATACTACGCAATGCCCAGCGCCACGAACAGCGCGCTGTGGGTTGAACGTACGCCGCCGGAGTTCGTTTTCGACATGAAGGCATTCCGGCTCTTCACGGGCCACCAGACCGAGCCGAAGTTCTTCCCGAAGGATCTACAGGCGGAGCTGCCGAGTACCGGGAAAAAGAACCTCTACTACAAGGACGTGCCCGAACCGATCATCGAGGAACTGTGGAAGCGGTTCTTCGAAGCACTGCGGCCGCTGCACGACGCGGGCAAGCTCGGAGCAGTGCTGTTCCAGTTTCCGCATTGGGTGACCGCGGCGCCGAAGTCGCTCGCACACGTCGAGCATTGCGCCGAGCGCATGCATCCGCTGCTCACCGCGTTCGAATTTCGGCACGAGAGTTGGTTTGGCGAGAAGCACCGAGAATCGACGCTCGCGATGGAGCGGGAGCGGGGCATCGTGCACGTCATCGTGGATGCACCCGAGGGAGTAACGAACCGCGTGCACTCGGTCTGGGAGGTGACGTCGCCCGATATGGCGATCGTTCGGTTACATGGCCGAAACGCGTCGACCTGGAGCGGGTCAGAGTCGGCCGCTGAACGTTTCAACTACGAGTACAGCGAGGACGAATTGCGCGACCTTGCCGCGCCGATCGTTGATCTGGCTGGGCGCACGGCACACACGCATGTGGTGTTTAACAACTGCTACCGTGACGTCGCGCAGCGCAATGCTGGAACGATGAGGCAGTTGCTAGATGATGTCAGATCATGATGTGCACGCCGTAGACCGGCGACAGGTAGTAATGGCCGACGGTCTCGGACGCCGGGGCGGCGGCCGATGCTGCAGCTATACGTATTTGAACTTGCCGTCGCCTGTACGTGAGGCTGCGCTGAGTGAGACTTTTCACGTCAGACGAAACGCGCGATGATGCGACGGTGCTAGACGGAGTGGGAGCGCGTGCCAGTCACTTCGTTTCGCATTCCCTTGTTGGACGTCCACGATTTCATCAACGATGTCAACGCGTGATCGACGTCGGTGCATGCGGACGCCAACCCCATAATCGTTGATCGGGAGCCTTTCTTATGGCGGACGTTTCTCTGGATACAGTAACTGTCGGCGGAAGCGGCGCCGTCGCGCGGACCTTGCGATCGATGGCGGCCGACGTTGCGAACGTCAAAAGCTTTGGCGCGATAGGGGATGGGACCAGTGACGATACGGCGGCAATTCAGGCTGCCGTGAATTCTCTCGGCTCAGGCGGGATCGTTTTCTTTCCTGCTGGTACATATCGAGTCTCGTCCGTTATCAACTCCACCGTCCGAGGGATAGTCTTTTCTGGATCAGGATCTCAAGGGTCCATACTGTCGACATCTTCCGCAACAGCAGATGTGTTGACCATTTCAGGTTGGGATTCTGGGGTCGAGGCTCTTGGATTTGCATCGTCAGTTACGCGAACTGCAGGGTCATTTGTTGTATTGACCGGGGCGTTTGGGCATATCGAGAAATGCAGATTTGATGGGCATTATTGTGCGGTAAATATAAATTCACCTGCTGCTCCGGTTTCTGTTCGTGATTGCGTATTCCATAATGCGACCCCGGCATCCACTTCGCCAGGAGGAGGTGGGATATGGATTAATGTTCCGGGGACTGACGTTCGGTTGGATGGATTGATTTTTATCAACGATACTGTCGCGTCACCAACCTATGGAATTAATGTGGTCGCGGTTGGGGCGTTGATGCTGGACAACAGTGATATTGTTGGTCAGGGAACGGCTCTTCTGGTGAACCCGGGCTCTGGAAGCACCGCGCAAGCAATTTTCGCAACCAACACCTATTTTGATACTTGTACCGGTAATTGCGTAACAATACAACCTGCCGCAGGTGGCAACGTGTTGTGGGTGAAGTTTACCAATGTCTGGGCAAGTCCGGCGAACGGCGGGGGAAATGGAATATTTATCGATGGAAGTTCGGGTGTTGTTGCGGACGTGAATATTTCCAGTTTTGTGGTCCACAACGACTACGAGCCGTCTCAATCTGGAATATTGTTCCAGGGTGATCACGTCAAAAATGTGAGTATTTCTAATGGAATGTGTGCCGGTTTTGTCTACGGCGTAGCAGCCGGTCCGGGGGTGTGTGACTTCACAATTACTGGCGTAACAGCCGGTGCTTATGATCCGACAACCCAGCCAAACAATTATGGAATTGTTGTTAGCACGGGGGCTTCTGACCGCTATATTATTAGCGGAAACAGGGCTTATGGGAATCGGATTAAGAACTTGGTCGATAATGGTACCGGGACGAATAAAATCGTTGGGTCGAATTTGGCCCCTTGACGGGGGTGTCACAAGATCGTGGCGAGCGGCTGTCGATAGCTACTCGGCAATCCGTTTTGCCCGTGGAATTCCTCGTATTTCTTGATCCAGACACTGTCGAGGCCAAAAATGAAGATCAGACTGAACCTGTGGCTCGAGCGCGAGTTCTTTCCGCCGCCCGCGATGCGGACAGCCTCGCGCTGGATCAAGCAGGGGAAGATTTACCCGCCGCCGATCAAAGTCGGCAACGCGTACTATGTCGAAGAGAAAGCCATCTACCAGGAAGGAAATCGACCGCTGAGATTGGCAGAACGCCTGGCGCTCGAAGAAATCGAAGAGCGGGGCCAATCTAAGCGAGCCAAACAGGCCCGTTCGACCGTTGGCTCCATTCTCGAAAAATCTCTCCATCTTAGGTCAGAACGGAGCGCTCTTAACCAGTAGCGTCACCATCGGTCGAAGGACGCAGTGCGGCGGGTTGCCACTTTGGCCTTGGTGGCGACTCTGTTGGTTGACCCGTAATGCGGGCGCGGGCAATGATCGGGCGGCCACGTGCATTCACCCAAAAAGGGATCCCAGAGGTACGCAACCATGCGACTTGCAATTCCTCCCGCGATTTCCCACGGCGCCCAATGCGGACGCCCGTGAGTTCAGCGACCTCTTCGCTAGTGAGAAACAAATCGCTCTTGATTTCCATATGTCGGATCCTTCGGCATACTGATTCGAGGTCATCTCGAGCCGTCGTTATCTGGCCGCGAGTAGCTGATCCACATCTTCAATCGAAACGAGTCCGCAGCGATTCAGTCTCAGCGCCTCGGAACGGATCAAGTTGTGCATCGTGCGGGCACTGACTCTGAGCATTTCTGGCGCCTGCTTCTGGTTGACTTGCGGAGGGCGCGGATGGCGGTTCGCATAGAGTTCGACCGCTCGAAGAGCGATGCGCAGTTCGCGTTCCTCGTCGTTGTCGCGCCCACCGTCGCTGACAGTGGCACCGATCCATGAGCGAAGCCACTCGTCGAAGTTGATCGACAGATCTCCGTGCTGGTCGCTCTGCATCGTCTGCTCCCGGTAGATTCCATTTGTCAGTATCCAACCATCCGACGAATCCGTAGATCGGATGCTGTCATGTATTCAGCGTCCGGTCTGACGTAGTACTTACTTCCGATCTTCTTCGGACTAGGGTGGATCATGCCATTCTTCACCCATCGCCGAATTGTGCGTAACGGCGGAGCATATTCCCCAAACGTCTCTTCGGCCCAAACACTGAGAGGTATCAGCTTGGGCTTGGATTTCGACGGCGGTGGGGATTGAGGAGGAGAGGACTTCTTAGCGATATTGTCGAGGGCTTCCTTGATCTGCTTTTCGTCTCTCTCCATCTGCCGGACGACTCGTTCTACAAGGGGGCGCTTGCGCTCCTCTTTCTCGTCTTGCAACCATCGGAGATATGCAGGGATGTTGAGCTCAAACTCGCCGTCTCCGACGAGACGAAATTGCACCCCCCGCTGTAGGCGACCGTTCCGCATTTGGCTCTTGATCCGCGATACATTGCGTTTCATCAGTGTGGCCGCTTCCTCCAGCGGAACCCACTGCTCTTCGGACGGATTTGACATCGACATGCCCTCGTCTGTTGACCATACCTTCCCGCATCAGCGTACAGTTTACAAATTTCTGCTTGACGACGAAACACACCGCGCATAATCTTGAACTGCGCTTGAGACAACAAGCGCCGGGTTTGGCGACCTGATTTCTAGAGGCGGACGACGACCGCCATGTGGCGGTATTTTTTCGTCTGTATACTACGCACGCGTCCAGTTCATGGGCGGGCGGTGGTAGGGAGACCTTCGGGTCTGCCGGATTCCTCTAGATCCGGTTCGCCAACCTTGTCATTCGCCTGCCCACCCTCGTTTGGCGACGAGCGGGCGGGCATCCACTCTAGAGGATGCACCATGTCTACCGTCAAGCCTTCTGCTGTTCCCTCTCCGAAACCTGACTATAACGACGTCGCATTCTGCGGCGCGCTGACGAGCGATCACTGGTCTCGCGACGACTTTCCGGAGCTAACAAAGATTCCGACCAGTTTGATCGCCGATGTCGGCCGTGCGTCGAATGCCGTTACGACGATCGCTAGAATCGTCCACAACAGCCTGTGCGAGCCGGATATGTCGGACGCCGTGCCCCTTGGGCACTTCGCACATCTTGCCTTGCTGGACGCTGCGGAACTCGTCGGCAAATACCTTGCCGAAATCGCGGACCGGATGAACGAGACAGCGCAGCTCTACGCACGTCTGGAAGAGACTGCGGAGGTGCACCATGACTGACGTTCGCTCGCTTAAGACTGTGTCGGAGAAGCTTCCCAACGTCAGCATAATGACATGTCTCCTTTCCGTTACGGCAGATCTCCCGGTATTGGATGCTCTCGAAGCGTCGTCGTGTCATCTGACGGTTGCCCTTGACGTGTTGCACGAGGCGGCCGCAAATTGCACTGAAGACGCAAGCCAGCTGTATGCCGTTTTCACGGCCGTCGGAATAGCCAGAGGGTTGCTCAATTCTGCGCTTACGGCTATTGCGGCCGGTGGCAAGGAGGCGAGTCATGGTTGACCGAAAAGCAGACGCGGCCGGGATCGTCGAGTTCTTGGTGAACCGATTGGAAGTCAAAAGTCTTGACGAAAGCGACCTGAACTTTCTTGCGTGTGCGACCGAGCAAGCAGTTCAGGAAGCCAGAAATCTGAGCGAAGTTGTGTCCGGCATTGGTTGCCTTATTTCGGAGGATCAAACCCGTGACGGTGTCCAGTCGGGTGCACTATGGGACAACGATATTCCGACGTTGCTTTGGTCCATCGCCAGTCAGATCGGCATCATCGGGAAGTTGGCGTACGTCGGCGGCGAGGTCGATTTTGAACTTCGCCGTCGTGCCGAAATGCGTGTTCCCGAGAAGGGGGCCCATTATGGCTAAGCGCTACTTGCCTCCTGGGTACCGAATCGGTGTGGCCGCGTTCGTCACTAAGCTACGGGAGTGGCGGGCGGATCCGGAACATACCTATCCGAATCAGACCGCGGCGAAGATTCGCGATGCCCTTGCCAGCCTGGAGGGTGCTCAGCGGCAGGGATTCGAAGACACGCTGGCGCTGTGGATGCATATCAACATGTTCGAGGGAGGGGAGCCGATGCCGGACGTCTGGGACCCGATCAAGGAACTGGAGGATGCTGAGTACTGGCGCTCCGAGTAACGCTGCTCCGCACCATGCGAACGGGTTTCTATGCGGCATAATCGTTTCAACCGCGCCTAGCTCGACGGGGCGAACGCAGGGTCCCCTTACCCTGCTGGCGCGGCTTTCTTTAAGGGTGCGTGAGGGCGCAGATGGGGCATTTCGAGACACGGTTTATGAGCCGTACCGAAGATTTAGTAGCTGATCTTATCGATATGGTCGAGGACGGAGAGATTGATCGATTACATAGTATCGGGAGATTCGGTTGGCTATTGACCGCTGGTCGGAATTATCCAGATGATGAGTTTCTCGTGCAAGAGGATATTGACCTACTTGCCCAAGGGGAAAGTATTTGGGCGAAGTCCTTGAAAACCGAAAGTGAAAACTTGGCCTTCATTCGTGCGTGGATAGATGCAAGCAAAGTGGAAAGGGATCTCGGACTTGGAATTTACTGCTGCGTCAAGTTGATAGCCTGCGATTTTCGCAGCGACGACGAGGCTATCGTTTTGTTTCGAGTCGCCAGTGAGAGCTACGCTTACGCGATCGCAGCCGACGATCCTAGCCATAATCCAGCGGCGAAGTTGGCGAATTTGCGCCACGCAGAAAGTCGCGCATTGATTAGGGATGCAGTAAAGCATTGGAGGGAAAAAATCGATCCCTCGCTATCGGCACAGAAGGCTGCTACGGAACTCACAAAGATTGTCCCGCTTTCTCATAAAAAACTTGCCGAGATAGTATCTAAAGCAAAGAAGGGGGGTGATTTTTAATGGCCTGGCGTCGTTGTGCATCTATGTTGCGGGTAAATTAATATGAGTAAAGATGATCTTTATAATCCTGTTCCCAGGGAAATGAGAACTCCGATAACAGTGGCTGGAAATGTAATTTCCAACGCGTGCGATGTTTTTGTTGCGGGATTGGGCGATCTCATGGAAAAGAATGGGGGCGACCCGGAGCAGCATTATTTTGAGATGATTTTTAAAAAAACATGGGACAGTGATACGACAGATGGTGACCGTGAGGAGAAGGATTTTTTTGATGACTTTGAAAAGGATCCGGTCGAGGCGAGTAAATTTGCAATGCTCCGTGCCATATTAATCGCGACTTCTTATTCGGTGCAGGCCATGAAGGCGGAAAAGGATAGTGCGCTTGCATGGAGTTATGCCTCATCGGCGAATTATTGGTGTGGAATCCTCAGGGCGGCACCGTATGGTTACAAAGAAAATCGATCGCAAGCGGCATCGGTTATGGCAAAAAGCAGGCATGCGGAGAGCTACGCACTAGCCGAAATAGCAAAGAAGCATTGGAAAGAAAATATCGACCCAAAATTGTCTGCTCAGAAGGCGGCGACTGAACTGACGAAGGTCGTCCCTTTGTCGCACAAGAAACTGGCCGAGATCGTATCGGAGGCAAAAAAGGAAGTGAGCGGCGGTTGAAACCTTCCCGTCTGCGCATAGCGGAATGTCTACGCAAGGCGGAACCTATGCGTACACGTGTAGCAGTAGAGGTTACGGTCAAATAGCATTAGCTCACCAACACCCACAATGGTGAGCGAAAGTGAAGAAGACAGCAGCGCCAGCCGATTCCGGCAAGCCGGCCGAGCCAATCCTTCCTCGGATCGGCCTCTCCAAATGGGCTCAGATCGCGCCCTTTATTCCGATGTGCCGCGAGTCTTGGCGGAAGCTGGGACTCGCTGGCAAGGCTCCTCAGCCGATCCGCTTCAGTCCGACTCATTCCGTGTACAGCAACGCTGAAGTGCATCGGTGGCTGGCGGATCCGCTCGGCTACGCTGCGGCACCTCAGGAACAGCGGGAGGCGGCGTGAAATCCAGCCGAGATGCACACGAACATCGTCGACAAGGTCGTCAAGATCGGCAAGGTTTATGCGCCACGTTCAGGTCTTGTACGGCTACTTCCTCGACATCAGTGGCAGCGTTTCTGCCGTGTCCGGTGGACGATTCGGCGTTTGTTTCGCGAACTTCATACAAGGAGTTCGCGAAACAAACGGGAAATTGATTTAGCTTATGTGCATCGACTGCCAATCGATGGAGTAAGAGGGAAGCCCCGGTTTTGGGGAGAGTTGAGGTAAGCCGAACCCTCCGGCAAACCGAACCGGCTTGGCCGCCGGCAGCTTTCCCCAAAGGCGGGGCTTTTTTACGACTGTTTAGCAATCCTTAGTGGATTATGGGCAAAGGTGGTAGGTATGAACGTCCTCGATGTAATTACAGCATCGTCTCCCTGTCAGCAGTTTTCGCGCGTGAGCGAACGGCGAGCCTTGGGTGTGCCGAATCTGCTTGCATGGTCGATCAAGCAGGCGGATGTCGCGGAGGTGACAGGGTTGGCCCGCGAAGATTACGAGCGCGAGCTTCGGATCAGCGCGCTCGACGTCCTCATGCGGTCGCCCGTTGCAACGCCTCTTTGGCGGCGCGTCTGCAAGCACGCAATGTACAGCGAGATCCGAGCGCGTAGCGCCGACCGACGACTCGTCATGGAACTGGCGATCCAGGAGTCCATGCGATGAGCTTCCAGGCCATGACGTGGGCTGTGGAGCAGGATTTGCCAGCCCTCCAGAAGCTCGTCTTGCTGATGCTGGCGAACTGTTGTAACGCACATACCGGACGCTGTGATCCGTCACATGACACCCTCGCTAAGGAATGCGGCATGAGCCGAGATTCTGTCCGTCGGGCGATCGCCGAGATCGAAAAGAAAGGCTTGATCGAGATTCGCAGACAGACTCAAAACGGTGTCAATCTCCCGAATCAGTACGTCCTGAGGGTGGGGTCATCCGTGGGGGTAGTAGGTGCTGATAGCACCGAGGGGTATGTGCACACAGCACCTACGGTAGGTGCAGACAGCACCGGGGGTAGGTGCTCACAGCAGGGAGGGGTAGGTGCTGACAGCACCACAAAACAGGAAGTTAAACCAGGAAGTAAACCTACTCGTTCGTGCGATTCGAAATTCGACGAAGCGTGGCGGCAATATCCGAAGCGTGAAGGCTCGAATTCGAAGCAGGCTGCGCTGCGAGCTTGGAACGCTAGGATTGGTGAAGGCATCGATCCGGGTGTGCTGATCGCGGCAGTGGTCGCCTATGCTGCGGCGATGAAGGCTGCAGGGAACATCGGCACGCCGTACGTCAAGCAGGCGTCGACGTTCTTCGGTCGTGATCGGCACTTCGAGGAGTTCACGAGGCCCGGCGTGAAGGGCGATCTCTTCGCCGGCGGCGATGCGGTTCCATGGTGGAAGGCCGCCGGCTTCACGTACCAGTGGCAGGCTACCAACGCCGGCTGTAGCGAGCGTTCGGCACACCTCTGGGCCAACGGTGTACGCCAAGGAGCGCCGGCATGAACGCGCGAGAACTGGCCGAGCTGATGGCGCAGAACGCGCAGGCAATCGCCGAGCACTTGCTGCCGAACGGTCGCAAGGCGGGCAAGGAGTGGAAATCCGGCAGCACGGCGGGCGAGAAGGGGCAGAGCCTGTCGGTGTGCCTCAGCGGCGCCAAGCGCGGCGTGTGGAAGGATTTCGCCAGCGGCGAGGCGGGCGATCTTCTCGACCTTTGGTGCGCGTGCCGGTCGCTGTCGGTGGCCGACGCAATGCGCGAGGCGAAGCAGTTCCTCGGCGTCCGCGACGACATGCCGAAACGGCAGGCTCCGACGTATCAGCGTCCGGGCCGGCCGAAAGCCACGCGCCCGACGAGCTTGCTGGACGAGTGGTTCGGCGGCCGTGGAATCAACGCCGATACCGTGAAGGCCTTCCAGATCGCCGAGCAGACCAACGGACCGAAGACGCACATCGTGTTTCCGTACCTCCGCGGCGGCGAGCTGATCAACGCCAAGTACCGGAACATCGCGGACAAGAAGGACATGCGGCAGGAGGCCGGCGCCGAGCCATGCCTGTTTGGCTGGAACCTCATCGACCCGGCCCTGCGCGTTGTCGCGATCGCCGAAGGCGAAATCGACGCCATGACGTTGCACCAGGTCGGAATCCCGGCGCTGTCGGTGAACGCCGGCGCCGGCAACCACCAGTGGATCGACAGCGACTGGGAGCGCCTCGAGCGGTTCAGCGAGATCCTGCTTTGCTACGACAACGACGAGGCCGGCCGGAAGGGGGCGCACGAGGTCGCGAACCGGCTTGGCATAGAGCGTTGTCGCGTCGTGTTCTTCGGCGAGTCGAAGGACGCGAACGAATACCTGCTGTCCGGCGCCACGGTCGAGGATTTCCGCCGCTGCTGCGATCAGGCATCGGGCTTCGATCCGGACGAGCTCAAGTCGATCGAGCGTTTCTGGTCGAACGTCAAATCGATGTTTTACCCGGCGCACGAGGACTCGAATTTCCCGTACCTATCGTTCTGCGGCCGCAACGAACTCTGGTTTGAGTTCCGCCCGGGCGAAGTGACGGTCTGGACGGGCATTAACGGGCACGGCAAGTCGCTGTTGCTTGGCCAGGTGCTTATCGGATTGATGTGCCAGGGCGAACGCGCCTGCGTCTTCTCTGGCGAGATGAAGCCGGAAATGCAAGGGAAGCGGATCGCGAAGCAACTGGGCGGCCTCGATCGGCCGGCACCGGAATACCTCGACCACATGGGCGCGTGGCTGCGCGACCGGATGTGGGTCTTCGATCTCGTCGGAGTCGCGGCGATCGAACGCTTGGTGACGGTATTCACGTACGGCTTCAAGCGCTACGGGATCCGTCACTTCGTGATCGACAGCCTGATGATGACCGACGTCCCGGAAGACGGACACGGTGCCATGACGGCGCAGAAGGAGGCGATGCGTCTGCTTGCCAACTTCGCGCGTCAGTACAACGTCCATGTGCACCTCGTTGCCCACCCGCGCAAAGGCCAGGACGAAAAGCGCAGCCCGGGAAAGATGGACGTCGGTGGCAGTGGGAAGATCACGGACGCCGCGGACAACGTGTTTTCGGTCTGGTCCGCGCAGAAGGATCAGGACGACAACAGCGTTGATGAACCGGACGCGTTCCTTACGCTACTGAAGGCGCGGAACGGCGAAACGCAGCGCAGATCGCTTGCGCTGTTTTTCAACCGTGAATGCATGCAGTTCGGGCCGAGCGAGAGTCGGCGTCCGCACACATACCTGCCGTATAGCCGTTCACATCAGGAGCAGCCAGCGTGAAAAAAATCGACCATACGAGCGACTGTGCCGTTCACAGTGAGCCAGCATATCCGGCCGGTCCGTGTAACTGCGGAGCGCAGCTCAGATCTGAGCGTAGATACGTTGCATGGCTGGGTCGTTGCGCTTGTAACCAGGTTTCGCGGTTTGGAAGAGAGATCCGTTTTCGTGCAAAGAACCAATTTCGTTGGTTAGCAGAAGCTTCCAGCCAATCCGATTTCCAGACTGGCTTCCACCCCCGGTCTGATAGCAACGCAGAAGATGGTGGCCATCGTGATTGACGCCGTATGCATATGGTTCGACGACGCGGGAATAGCCGTCGTATCGCAACTCGAGCACGCGGCGCTTCTGTATGGCATCAATCAGTTGATGATGAAATTTCATGATGCTGTCCCCATTTGTACGATTGTTGTCGGTGTGCGGCACGATGATTTTGGCACGTCTGGGAACATCACCCAGACCAAACTGCTCGGAGCGCGGTGATGGATGATCAGAACGTGGACGAACTTGTAGCCCGATGGGTTTGGTGGTGCGAAACACGACGGATCTTTGCTCCTCGCCCGTCAAGCAATGTGCTGGCCCGGTTGCAGCCGCGACGCCGGCGACCGATAGAACCGGACTCATTCCTTGATCCAGAGATGCCGTATCTGAACATGGCTATCCACTCACTTTGCGATCAGATCGATCAGCAGACGTGCGCAAATGCCTTCTTAGCGGTCTACTGGTATCACATCCCGATTAAGCAGGTTGCATACGAGATGAAATGCGCGCGTGGGACGGTGTACAACCGAGCACGCACCTTCGCTTCACGCGCTGCCATGCTGGGCAAGTTAATCAAGTCAATTCACGACGGGAGCTTCACGGAGAAATGTTCAACTAAGATTGAACAAAATAGTGCTGTCGTTGATTGAACATCAACCGTAAAATCCCGGATGTTTATGCCAGTCTCGAAAATTGCGCCCGCAATCGGATATGATGGGTCTCCCACGCACGGAGATATTCATGTCAATCTACGACGACTACAAGAACGCGCTCGTCGCGAGAAGGGATGCGGAAAGACGAGAGCTGGCTGAGATCGAAAACGAGATCTCTGGTCTGTTTGAGGCCCTCCACGACGAGCTCGGTTGTCCTCCGGAAGCCCTTACACTACTGAGGTCGGATGGTGAATTGGCTCACCCGTTTGATTTTGCACCGGATGAGAACAGGGAGACGAGCTTCATCATCGAACTGAAGGTTCGTGACGGAGACGAAGTTCTTGATACGATAAACATCCCTGTTACTGGTGTCCCGGCAATGGGTTCATCAAAGCGGCTGATCAAAGTTAGCCGCAAAGAAGTTCATGGTGTAACGGACAGTTTCAATTCGTCGCCTGTCGTTGATGCTATTAAGGCGATTCTTTACAAGAAGATTTCGTAAGTAGCTCGCGCTTTGGCGCGAGGTTTGAATCGAAAGCCCGCTTGGCAGCCGCCAGCGGGCTTTTTGCTTTGGAGCTTGCCATGGCGACGATGAGCACGAAGAAGCGCGACAAGCTGCCCGCGAAGGCGTTTGAGGGCCCTGATCGGTCGTATCCGGTCAACGACAAGGCTCATGCCGCGAACGCCAAGGCTCGCGCCTCGCAGGCCGTCAACGCCGGCCGGATGTCCACCAGCGAGAAATCGAAGATCGTCGCCGAGGCCGACAAGGTGCTCGGCGAAGGGCCGAAGCGCGGCGAGCGCACGGCCAAGCACAAGGCCAAGAAGTGATTCTTCCGCAAGCCGTGAGTGCGCGAACCGCGGCAGCTGCTGACGTATTGGAAGCCAGTGGTCTCCGCCGGATTCCGGAACTCGTGCTGGCGACGGGCGGCAGCAATTCCCTCAACGAACGGAGCAAGACATGGACGAACTGAACGCAGCGCCGAGCAGCACCGAGCCCCGCATCGACCCGAGTGCGGGCGCGCCGGCCGATTCACTCGCGCCTGTCGAGCGGGCCGCGGCCGCGGCATTGGGGGAGGCTGGCACGGCCTCGTCGGGGGAGGCGATTTCCGATGGTGCGGGCGATGTGGCCGTATCGTCGGCGCCCATTACTGCGGCTGCTACGTCGGTCGATGATTCGCCCGCAGTAGGCGGCGGCGTCGACGCCCCGTCGCACCTTCTGCTGCTTGACGCCATGCTCGCCGAGATCGAGCGCAAGATCGGCGCCGGCATCCACCTGTTCGCGCACGAGGTCACGGCCGCGCGCGATCACCTGGCGAAGCTGCTGTAACGCCATGAAGATCACCAAACCCGGTCTCAATATGAGCGTGCACGTCGTCGATATGACGTGCCTTCTTTGCCTGACGGAGTTCGAAGCTTCGGCCGATCCGAAGGCGAAGGAGGCGCTTGTCTACGACGCTGGAGACGTTCCTCCGGAAGGAGAGGCAAGGCAGTTACGTGCGCATTGCGCATGCCCGAATTGCGGCGCGCCTGTTGACCATACCGTGCGGCTGCGCGAAGGTGCGGCGAAACCCAAGCCCATGATTAGCGGCCGGATGGTGATGCCCGATTGGCGAACGCTGTAAGCCATGCGCACCGAAGCCACGCACGTCATCTGCTGCCCGGCCAGTCCGAACGACGGCAAGCGCGTGCGCATCGTGGCTGATCCCGGCTACAACGTGCGTGAGGACGTCGTCGACGATTCGGCGTGGTTGACGGTCGAGATGGTCGATACCAGCATGATCGGTTCTATCGAACGTCGATTCGTGAGCGAGATTGCCTGATCATGGGTCGCCCAAGCAAGTACAAGCCTGAGTACGCAGATCAGGCGAGAAAGCTTTGTCTGCTCGGCGCAACAGACAAGGAGTTGGCCAGCTTCTTCGAGGTGGCTGAGGACACGATCAACGAATGGAAGCGTGTTCATCCCGAATTTTCCGTGTCCATAAAAAAGGGCAAGGATCAGGCAGATGCTGAGGTTGCAGATCGGCTCTACCAGCGTGCTCTAGGGTTTGAGCACCCAGAAGTCGATATTCGCGTGGTCGCTGGCGACATTGTGCAGACGCCTATCACCAAGATCTATGCGCCCGATCCGACAGCGGCCATCTTCTGGCTGAAGAATCGCCAGAAGGAGAAGTGGCGCGACAAGGTCGACCACGAGCACGCCGGCAAGGACGGCGCACCCATCCAGTTCCAGCGCGTCGAGCGCCGCATCATCGACCCGAAATCGGAATGACCGTCCTCGAAATCCAGACGCCGCGGGTGTTTGCTCCGCTGCTTGCCCCTGCGCGCTACAAAGGTGCGCACGGTGGTCGCGGATCGGGCAAGTCGCATTTCTTCGGCGAATTGTGGCTCGAGGAAAACGTCTCGGACAAGTTCGACTTCGTGTGCCTGCGGGAAACGCTGAAGTCGCTGGAGTTCTCGGTGAAGAAGCTGCTGGAGGCGAAGATCGAGGCGTTCAACGCCGGCGACTACTTCGAGGTGCAGGACCGCCGCATCCTGTCGCGCCATGGCGGAGTCACGATCTTCGAGGGCATGCAGAACCATACGGCTGACTCGATCAAGTCACTTGAGGGCTTCGACCGCGCATGGTTCGAGGAAGCCCAGAACGCGAGCGAGAAGAGCCTGACGCTGCTGCGTCCGACGATCCGCAAGCCCGGGTCGCAGCTCTGGTTCGGGTGGAACCCGGGCAAGCCGACTGACCCGATCGACGTTCTGCTGCGTGGTGAACAACCGCCGCCGGATTCGATCGTGGTTGAGGCGAACTTCATGGACAACCCGTGGCTTCCGCGCGAGCTCCATGAGGAAATGGAGTACGACAAGCGCCGCGACCCGGATAAATACGCACACGTGTGGCTCGGTGGCTATCAGCAGCGCAGCGAAGCCCGTGTTTTCAAGAACTGGCGCGTCGAGGAATTCGAGCGGCCGCCGGGTACGGTGCATCGGCTGGGCGCTGACTGGGGCTTCTCGGTTGATCCGTCGGTACTCGTCCGTTGCGACATCGAAGGGAATCGGTTGTACGTCGACTATGAGGCGTATCAGGTCGGCTGCGAGATCGTGAACCTGCCCGAGCTGTTCATGAGCGTGCCGGACGCCGAGAAATGGCCGATCACGGCCGATTCCGCCCGGCCCGAGACGATCAGCCACATGCAGAAGAACGGCTTCCCGAAGATCCGCGCAGCCATCAAGGGCGCAAAGTCGCTGGAAGAGGGCGTCGAGTTCCTGAACTCGTTCGACATCGTCGTGCATCCGCGGTGCAAGCACCTGATCGATGAGTTGACCCTCTACAAATACAAGGAAGACAAGCTGACTGGCGCCGTGCTGCCGATCCTCGAGGACAAGGACAACCACGTGATAGACGCCCTGCGCTATGCCTGCGAAGGTGCGCGCCGGGCCGCTAAGCCCGTGAAGCAGAAACAACCCGTCGTGCGCCGCTCCGTGATGGGCGGTGGCGCTTGGATGAGCTGATGGCCCGCAAAACGAAAGAAGCGTCCGAGTCGCCGGAATCGAAGATCGTCGCCGAGGCGAAGGAGCGGTTCGAGCGCTGCCAGGAGTTCGAGTCCGAGTTCCGTCAGCGGTTCGTCGAAGACCTTCGTTTCTCGAACGGCGATGCGGACAATGGTTGGCAATGGCCTGACCAGATCCGGACGACGCGCGAAGGCGATGCCCGTCCGTGCCTGACGATCAACAAGGTTCGCCAGCACAACCTGCAGATCATCAACGATGCGAAGCAGAATAAGCCGAGCGTGAAGACGCTGCCGGTCGACGGCGACGCCGACATCGAGATCGCGAAGATCCTCGATGGCATCGTGCGGCACATCGAGTACAACTCGCACGCCGAGATCGTCTACGACACCGCGACCGAGTTCGCGGTGCAGGGCGGCTTGGGGTATTGGCGCGTCGTCTGCGAGTATGCGCACGACGGATCGTTCGACCAGGAGATCTTTCTGCGCCGGGTGAAAGATCCGCTGACGATCTATCTCGACCCGGACATCCAGTCGGCCGACGGATCGGATGCGAAGTTCGCGTTCGTATTCGAGGAGATGTCGAAGGCCGAATTTAAGGCGAAGTACCCGGGCGAAGAGGCCCAGAGCGTCATATTCGGCGACGACACGCAGAGCGACGGCTGGATCAGCAAGGACAAGATCCGCGTCTGCGAATACTTCCGCAAGACGGCGAAGGTCGACAAGCTTGTGAATCACCCCGAGCGAGGCCCGATTCGGCTGTCGGAGATCGAAGACGCTGACGAACGCAAGGCGATCGAGGCGGACAAGTCGATCCAAACTCGCGAGATTACCGAGCCCGAGATCACGTGGTATCTGATCGCTGGCGACAAGATCATCGACCAGAAGCCGTGGGCTGGCCGATACATCCCGATTGTGCGCGTGGTCGGCGAGGAAATCGTCATCAACGGCAAGATCGAGCGCAAGGGCCATACGCGGAACCTGAAAGACGCGCAGCGCATGTACAACTACATGTCATCGGCGAACGTCGAGTACATCGCGCTCCAGACGAAAACGCCGTTCGTCGGGCCGGCCGAAGCGTTCGAAGGCTACGAGAACGAGTGGGCGAACGCGAATAAGGACAATCTGCCATATCTGCCATACAACGCGCGCGACGAAGCCGGAAATCCGATCGATCGGCCGTCGCGAGAGCAACCGCCGGTCGGTGCGAATGCATACCTCACTGGCATGCAGAACGCGCAGCAGGAACTGATGATGGCCTCCGGTCAGTATCAGGAGCAGTTCGGCCAGCCGTCGAATGCGCAGGCCGGCGTCGCGATCCAGGCGCGGCAGCGGCAGGGCGACCGAGCAACGTACCACTTCATCGACAACGTGGCGCGCGCGATCCGTTATACGGGCCGCGTGCTGATTGACCTGATCCCGAAGATCTATGACACGAAGCGCGTCGTGCGCATCGTCGGAGAGGACGGAACCGAGACATTCGCAACCGTCGACCCTGATCAGCAACAGCCGTTGCAGCAAGCTCCGCATCCGACGATCGCTGACGAAGTACAGATGATCTTCAACCCTGGCATCGGTCGCTACGATGTGACAGTCGAGGTCGGCCCGAACTACGAGACGCGCCGGCAAGAGGCGTTCAACGCCCTGACGCAGATCATGTCGCAGGATCAGGAGCTCATGAAGGTGGCCGGCGACCTGCTGTTCAAGGCGGCCGACTTCCCGATGGCTGATGAGGTCGCGGAACGGCTGCACCGCACGATTCCGCCGCAGATTCTCGGCGAAGGTCCGAGCCCGCAAGAGCAGGACATGCAGCAGAAGATGCAGCAGATGGGGCAGATGATCGAGCATCTGTCTGCCGAACTTCAAAACGCGCGCCAAGGCAAGGATGCGCAGGAAATGAAAATCAAGGCATTCGACGCCGAGACGAAGCGTTTCGCAGCCCTCGGTCAGCCTCTCGATCCGCAGCTCGTTGCGCATGTTGCGACGCAAGTCGTCATGGAGATGATGAACACCGGCGCGCCGGATGCTGCACCACCGACGACGCCTGACCCGATGCAGCAGCAACCCCAGAACCCGCCGAGTGCGGGTTTTTTTACGCCCGCACCTCAAGGACAGTGACATGAGCTATCCCGGCTTGATTCAGGACGCGTCGAATCCGACGCCGATCACCGCGCTTTTCATCATCCGCCAGACGCTCACGCCGGCACAGGTCGCCGCGAACACTACGGCCGAGCAGACGTTCACGGTTCCTGGCCTGCAAGTCGGCGATTCGCTCGACATCAACAAGGCGTCGCACCAGGTCGGTCTGTCGATCGGCAACGTGCGCGTCTCCGCGGCGAACACGCTGGCGATCCAGTTCGTGAACACGACGGCGAGCCCGATCACGCCGACGGCCGAGCAATACATCATCGGCGGCCAGCGCTAACACCTGACCGTCCAGATTTTCCAGAAGGCCCGCATCCGAAAGGAGCGGGCCTTTTTGCATTCCGTACCGGCGCGGCATCACCGGGCGCAAATCCTTGGATACGTCCATGCAAACCGAAGACCAAGCAGCACCGCAGGAACTGACCGTACCGCCGACGACGGAAACCCCGGAACAGGCGCATGAGCCCGCTGAAACGAGCACGGCACCGGGCACCGAGCAACCCGCGAACGCAACCGAGCAGCCGCAGCAGGAAAAGCCCAAGAACGACTGGGTGCAACGGCGCATCGACAAGCTGACGCGGGAGAAGCACGAGGAAAAGCGGCAGCGCGAAGCCCTTGAGGCACGTCTGCGCGAACTTCAACCCGACGCGACGACCACGACGGCTCAGCCGATGACCGCGGATCAGATCCGCGCAGAGGCGGCCCGGCTCGTTGCGCAGGAGAAGTTCGACGCGGCCTGCAACAAGGTTTTCGACGCCGGCAAGACCGAATTCCCGGATTGGGATGCATCGCTGCGCACGTTCCAGATGCTCGGCGGCGCATCTCCCGAATTCCTGGAGGCGGTCACTTCGATGGATGCAGGCCACAAGGTGCTTCATCACCTCGGCCAGAACCCCGAAGAAGCCGAACGGCTGCTGTCTCTCCCTCCGCTTCGCATGGCGCTTGAACTGGCTCGTCTGGAAACGACGGTCGGTCAGGCGAAACCCGCTCCCGTATCGAAGGCGCCCGCGCCGATCTCGCCTGTTGGCGGAAAGTCCGCTCCGGTTGAACCGGAGGAATTTGCCACGACAGCGGATTACATCGCGTGGCGCAAACGCAACCGCTCATGAGGCTTTAAATGGCAAACACTCTTCTCACACCCGTCAAGATCCTCGACGAATCGCTTGCGATTCTCGAGAACATGCTGACCTTCACGGCCCGCTCGAACCGCGACTACTCCGACGAGTTCGCGATCAGCGGCGCGAAGATCGGTGCCACCGTCAACGCCCGCAAGCCGAACCGCTTCGTCGGTACGACCGGCCCGGCGCTGAACATCGAAAACGTGAACGAAACCTCGGTGCCGATCACGTTGACGACGCAGTTCCACGTCGACTTTACGTTCAGCTCGCAAGAACTGACCCTCATCGTCGACGAGTTCGCCGATCGCTACCTGAAGCCGGCCATGGCCACGATCGCGAACAAGATCGACTTCGACGGGCTCGGCCTGGCGACGACGGTCGCGAACAACGTCGGCACGGTTGGCACGACGCCGAGCGACATCGCCGTGCTGCTGAACGCTGGCGTGAAGCTCGACAACGAGGCTACTCCGCGGGATGGTCGCCGCACGGTCGTCTGGGATCCGGCAACGAACGGCTCGATGGTCAAGTCGGCCGCCGGCCTGTTCAATCCGTCGAACAAGATCGGCGAGCAGTACGAAAGCGGTATCTTCTCGCCGTCGGGCCTCGGTTTCGACATCGGCATGGATCAGAACGTGAACACGTTCACGACCGGTACACGCACGAACGGCACCGTCTCGGGTGCTGGTCAAACCGGCTCGACGCTGCTCGTCACCGGCCTCGGCGCCGCGGCGACGGTGAAGAAGGGTGACACGTTCACGATCGCCGGCGTGTTCGGCGTGAACCCGCAGAACCGCCAGTCGACCGGCGTCCTGCGCCAGTTCACGGTGCTTGCCGATGCGACCGCCGACGGCTCGGGCAACGCGACGCTGACGATCTTCCCCGCGATCAACACGGCCGCGTCGAACCAGCAATACCAGACCGTCACGGCCGGTCCGGCGAACGCTGCCGCGGTCACGTGGGATATCGCCGCATCGACGCAGTACACGGCGAGCCTCGCGTATCACCGTGACGCGTTCACGCTGGCTACGGCTGACCTGGAAGACGTCAGCAAGTACGGCGCCTGGGGCGCTCGTCGCGTGCACAAGGGCATTTCGATGCGGATCGCACGTCAGTACGCGATCGGCACCGATACCGTCCCGTGCCGTATCGACGTGTTGTACGGCTGGGCACCGGTGTACAACGAACTGGCCTGCCGGATCGTCCGCTGATGGGCGCTCTGCTTCAGCAATCGACCCCCGCTTCGGCGGGGGTTTTTGTTTCCGGAGGCGATGTGTTCCAAGAATTCCCGATGTGGGTGACTGGTCCGAAAGGCGAACAGCAGATCGTCGAATCGCAGGCGGCGTTCGAGGCGCTCGGCGAGGGCTGGAAGAAGCCGGCGCGCGTCGAGCTCGTGCCGCGCGAGCAAGCGCCGGATTTCCTCGAGTACCCGAAGTGGGTTGGAGGTGTCCTCGTACATACCGCCGACGAAGAAGCCGCGCTTGCGCCGGCTGTCGAGGCTGATGACGAGCGCGCGGCACTGATCCAGATCGCTGACGAAAAGGGCGTCAAGATCGACAAGCGCTGGTCGAACGAGAAAATCCGCGCTGCGCTGGAGGCAGTGTGAGCACGACCGCAGTCGACCTGATCACCCTCGCGCTGAAGGACATCGGCGCGCTGGGTATCGGGCAGTCGATTTCGCCCGACGACACCGAGGACGCGCTGAACACGCTCAACATGATGCTAGGCCAGTGGCAAGGCGAGCGCCTGAGCGTCTATCACCTCGTCGATACGGCGTTGCAATCGACCGGCGCGCAGTCGTACACGGTCGGCCCCGGCGGCAACTTCAACACGCCGTCATGGCCGTACCAGATCAACGCAGCATATGCGCGGCTGAATCCTGGCACCGCGACGCCGATCGATTACCCGGTGACGATCATCCCGGCGCGTGAGGACTATGCGCGCATCGCGCTCAAGGCGCTGGTTTCGTTCCCGAACTATGCGTTCTACGACTCGGCGTGGCCGCTTGGGACGCTGTTCATGTATCCGGTGCCGAACGCGAGCTTTGAGCTTCACATCGTGACGCTCGAGGTGCTCCCTCAGTTCGCGACGCCGGCCGACGTGATCAACCTCCCCCCGGAATACATGGCCGCGATCCGGTACAACCTTGCGTGCTATCTGGCGCCGTCGTATCAGCTTGATCCGCAGCCGGCACTTGTGCGCCTAGCCATGAACGCGAAGCGCGTCGTGAAGCGGATGAACGTTCAGATTCGTGCGATGAGCATGCCGCGCGGGCTCGCGACGAAGCAGCGATACAACATCTACAGCGATAGGCCGTATTGATGCGTGTCCCTCTGACCCTCGGCGCATACGCCGCGAAAAGTCTGATCGCGGAGGCGCAGCGCTGCGTGAACCTCTACGGCGAGCAGAACCCGCAGGATGCGCCAGCTCCGTTCACGTATTACCAGACGCCCGGTCTCACCCTTGTCTCAGTGCCGCCGCTCACTGGCCCGTCACGAGGCATCTATACGGCGTCAAACGGGATTCGATACGAGGTTGTCGGCTCAAACGTCTTTTCGGTTGGAGCAACTTCAAGCTATACGCGTATTGGTTCGTTGCTGTCCACGAGCGGCCCCGTGTCGATGGTCGATAACGGCACGTCATTGTTTATCGTCGACGGGACACCGGCTGGATTTATCGTTGGGTTGTCGAGCAATGTGATGTCCCAATGTACGGATCCAGCTTTCTATGGGGCCGACAAAGTCGATTTTGTAGACGGGTATTTCCTGTTCAATCGGCCCGGCACGCAGCAGTTCTATATTTCGAAATATCTCGATACCACATTCGATCCGCTCGACATCGCGTCGAAGTCGACGTACTCAGACAATCTTGTGACGCTTGCAGTCATGCACCGAGAAATATGGTTGTTCGGTGCGCTAACGACGGAAGTCTGGTTCAACACGGGATCCTCCGATTTCACGTTTGGTCGCATGCCGGGCGTTTTCATCGAACACGGCTGCGCAGCGAAGCATTCTGTCGCGAAAATTGATCTTGCTCTTTTCTGGCTTGGTCGGGATTTGCAGGGTCAAGGCGTCGTGTTTGGTGGCCGAAACTATCAGGCAGAGCGCATTTCGACGCATGCGCTCGAGCAGGAATTCAGCACGTATTCCCGTATCGACGATGCGATTGGATTCTCGTATCTGCAGGAAGGTCATGCCTTTTATGTATTGACGTTCCCTACCGCTAACGTCACGTGGTGCTTTGATGTGACGACAGGACAGTGGCATCAGCGCGCATATCTCGAGGCAGACGGAACGCTGAGCCGGCATCGGATGAACTGCCACTCGTTCGCGAGGGGCATGAACTTGGTAGGCGATTGGGAGACAGGAGCGGTCTACGCTCTAGACCCGAACGCTTATACCGACAATGGGAATCCGATCCAGCGCATTCGATCTTTTCCGCACATTCTCGGTGCTGACGGAAATCGGGTGATGTTCCGCCAGTTCATCGCGGATATGGAAGTAGGCGCAGGGATGCCGGACGACGCTACGAATCCACTCGTCAGCCTACGCTGGAGCAATGATCGGGGCGCAACGTGGGGAAATCCAGTTACGGGAACAATGGGGCGCCGCGGAGAATTCCTGACGTCAATTCAGTTCCAGCGGCTCGGCTATGCGCGGGATCGGGTGTTCGAACTTTCGTGGTCTGAGCCCATCCGCACCGCACTCAACGGCGCGTGGGTGGACGTGGCGAGAGCGCGCACGTGACGAACGTTACCGCAAATTTTCCGACTGGGGATCCGATCGATCCGCGCGGTAGGTTGACGCCCGAATGGAGAGCATTCTTTCTATCGCTGTTCACGCGTACCGGCGGTAGTGGCGGCGATGACTCGGCAACGATTCGTGCTGACCTCAACAAAGCAATCAAGAATATCTCGGATCTCCAGACGGAAAGCCAGCAAGGAAGGCCGTCGGCCGATCTTGGCATGGCCTACTCGATGATCTTTGCGATCGAAGCGCTAGCCGCCCAAGCAATGGCATCGGCATGGCGCACGCCCGATGAACGTGGGGATAGCGGAGAGGCGCTTGGTACCGCTCAAATGGCTCAGCGCATCGCCGAGCTCGAGCAACAGTTGGAGCATTACCGATCCGACGACGCATTGCGTCAGCGCATTGCTGATCTTGAAGCGCGCCTGGACGGAGTTGTGCCGGTGGTCGGAGACGCGTCACAGATAACCGGCCTCGGCACGATGGCGAAGCAGGACGCGAATGCCGTTGCGATCACGGGCGGCTCGGCGGCGTTCACGGCCCCCTCATCCGTTACCGACTCGTCCAATTCGACAGCGACCTTGACGCTGACGAACACGGGATCTAACGGAGCGAATCTGAAGCTTGTAGGAAACGGCACGACAACGCCGAACAAATACGTTCGAGTGAACGCAGGTGTTCTGCAAATTGCAAACAGTGCTTACAGCGCGATCATCCTGGCGTTGACCGATGCGGGGAATTTCTCGATCGCCGGCACGCTCACGTCGGGCGACAACAATCTGATGAGGACCTCGGTTTCTCTGACGAACGGCGCTGCAGCACAAACGGCAACGCTGGCGAACGCGCCCGTCGCCGGGAATCCCACGAAGTGGGTACCCATCAACGATAACGGTACTACCCGCTACATGCCTGCGTGGTAACGCAAATCAAATAGAGGTCATCACATGATCACATGGAAGCAGTTTTGTGAAGCCGTGCTTGGCGCGTCGCCTGCCGCGGTTTATACGTCTCCTGCCAGCACGGCTGCCGCGATTCATCAGGCGACGGCATGGAATCCGACCGGTAGCGTAGTGACCGTGAAGCTGTATATCGTTCCTGCCGCCGGCAGCGCCACGGACGCTACGACGATCTGGTCGACAAACGTTCCTGCAGGAAGTCCGGCTCAGATCCCGCAAATCATCGGCCACAAGCTTCAGGCCGGCCAGCAACTTTTTGCGAGCGGGAATGGCGTGACGTTGACGATTTCGGGTGCGGAGAACGTGCAGCAATGAGTGATATGGCGGAAGTCGGTCTTCTTGATCCTGCGCTTCCGACGGACATGCGCGCGCGCGTCGAGGCTCTCGAATCGCAGATCGAGAAGCTTCCGCAGGCTGAATGCCCAGTGCGCCATCTCTTTGCGCCGGGTATCTATGCGCGCGAGATGACGATCCCGGCCGGCGTTGTTCTTACTGGCGCCGTGCACCGTACCGAGCATCTCAACATCGTTTCTAAAGGGCGCATCACTGTATCGACGGACGATGGAATGAAAGAAGTATGCGCGCCGTTCACCTTCGTATCTAAGCCCGGTACGAAGCGCGTCGGCTACGCGCACGAGGAAACGGTGTGGACGACCATCCACGCGACGACGACGACTGACCTCGATCAACTCGTCGAAGAACTGACCGAATCGACCGCACAGCAGTTGCTCGGCGGAAGCGAGAACGTCCAATTGCTGCATGAACGAAAGGAGCTTGAAAAATGAGCTTCGGAGTAACCGCCGCTGTCGTCGGGGGTGTCGGGTCGCTCGTCGGTGGCCTTGTCGGCGCCGACGCGAGCCAAAGCGCAGCCGATACACAATCAGATGCCGCACGTTATTCGGCCGATCTGCAGAACAAACAGTGGGAGCAAACGCAGAAGAATCTCAAGCCCTTCATGGACTTGGGGACGTCTGCAATCAATCCTCTGCTGCAGGCGATGGGATACAACTTCTCGAAGAACGATGACGGAACGTATGCGTTCAATGGAACGGATCCGAACAATATTCTTCAGCAACGCTTTGCTGCCCCGACTGCCGCAGAAGCAGCCGCCACGCCTGGGTATCAGTTCACCCTGGATCAGGGCCTAAAATCTGTGCAAAACAGTGCTGCTGCTCGTGGGCTAGGCACATCCGGAGCCGCTCTAAAGGGTGCGTCGTTGTATGCGACCGGCCTCGCGAATTCGACGTACAACGACGTGTTCAATCGCGCGCTTCAGACCTTCAACACGAACTACAGTTCAGCAGCAAATAACGTCAACCGGCTCAATAGTCTCGTCGGAAGCGGCCAAAATGCAGCGGCAACGAACGGTTCATTGGGGGCGCAAGCAGCAGGCAACATCGGCAACACGCTGATGAGCGGTGCGAATGCGCAAGCTTCCGGGGCTATCGGTGGCGCGAATGCGCTGACGAGCGCGCTCGGCGGGATCGGAAATAGTGCTTTGACGTACGGGCTCTTGAACAATAACGCTGGAGGCGGCAGCAGCATCTCGCCGTGGTCGATGGCCAGAGCAAATTTGTCTAGCGATCCGATTGGCTCCCTCAATGCAAGCCAAGGCTGGACCGGCGCCGTATAAGGAATCGTCATGCCACTCGATACCTCGATCCCCCTTCAGGTCAAGACGCCGGAATACAACCCGCTGCAGCAGGCGCTGCAGGTTGCGCAGTTTCGCTACATGAACGCGAACAGCAATCAGCTTCAGCAGGCAGTGGCGGCCAACCAAGCCGTCGGGCAGGCGATCCAACGCAACACAAGGGCCGATGGTTCAGTCGACCTGCCGGGCGTGCAGCGCGACCTCGCGGGCAATCCGGTGGCTGCATACAACCTGCAAGCCGCGACCGGTACGAACCTCGCTCAACAGGGGCAGCAGATCGGAAACCAAGGCGGCCAAATCAGCAACCAGAGTGCGGGATTGCAGTTGCAGGCTGTTCAGCAAGCGCATTTGACTCAACAGATTGGCACGCTGTTGAACAAGCCAGATCTCTCACGTGATGACGTAGTTAATATGGCCATCACCTCGGCCAAGGCGTACGGTATTCCAGACAATGTCGTGCAGCAGTCGGTCGCCAACATTCCGAGCGATCCAGTGCAACTCAAGCCGTATTTGTACAGCAAGCTCGCGGCACTCGGCTCGCCGGCGGCGCAGTCCGAGGCGATGACGCCAGGAGGCGGCACGATCGATACCGGACCGACGGTCGGTATCATCAACACGCGGCCGGCGGCTGGTCCGATTGGCGCGCCGGTCGCGACGTATGCGAAGGATCTTTCGCCGGAAAGTGCAACGGCTCCGACGCAGATTGGTACGACTGCAGATGGAGCGCCGATCTATGGCACGCGCGGGCAGTTCATCGGCAAGGCGGCCAGTGGTGGTGTCGTGGGTGCATCCCCGTATCAGACCAACGCGTCTGCGAACGCGGCCGAGTACGAGAAAGGTTTGACGCAGCGCGCTGGTGCAGCGAATAACAGCACGGCATATTTGAACGAAGCCCAAAGCTTGATGCAGGGCGTCAGCACTGGCGGGGGGGCGTCCACGTGGAAGGGGCTCGCGGAGAAGGCGCAGGCAATCGGCGTGCCACAGTCGATTGTGGATCAGATCGCGGGCGGCAACTTGGGCGATAAGCAGGCGCTAAGCAAAGTGCTGATGCAGGGCGCGATTCAGCAGATGCAGGCCAACTTCTCAGGCACCGGCGCTGCTGCAAACGTCGATGCATTCATCAAGAACAATCCGAACATCGACGTCGATCCGCGCGGCATGCAGAAGATGATCACCTTCATCAACGGCATGAACACAGTGACCGGCAAGGAACAACAGGCGTATCGCCAATTCGTCAACGGTGGCGGCAATCCGGCCGACTTTCCGGCGAAGTGGAACACCAGCACGACCATGCGCGCTTTCACCGGGCAGATTCAGCCGGTCAAAACCGGGACGTATAACGGGCGCAAGGTCGTTCAATACTCTGACGGCTCGGTGGATTATCAATGAGCGACGTGAAAGCGTTCGTCGACGCCAACCTGCCGGCCGCACAGGCGGTCGCGCAGAAGATCGGTGTCGATCCGATGGTGATCCTCGGGCAATGGGGCCTTGAAACGGGCTGGGGCAAGTCTGTTGTCCCGGGCACGAACAACCTCGGGAACATCAAGGGTCGGGGCGTCGCTGCGACCGACAACCAGACCGGCTCGACTGATCAGTACCGCGCGTATTCGAGCCCGGCGCAGTTCGGCGCTGACTTCTCGAATGTCATTGCCAGCCGATTCCCTGGCGCGGTCGGCAGCGGTCCGGACGCGGTTGCCTATGCGAGCGCGCTCAAGCCGGGTCAGCAAGGCGGCTACGCGCAAGACCCGCAATATGTGAGCAAGCTGGCGAACGCGGCAGCTGCTGCGCGGTCCGCTTCCGGCGTCGATATTGACCCGTCGAAGGTGCAATGGGATTCGCCCGGGAAAGGGGCAGCCCCGGGCATCGTTCCCGGGCCATCGCTCGATCCACAGATCGATGCGTCGAAGGTGAAGTGGGACGCGGCGCCGGCCGCGCAGCCGAACGGGCCGAAGCAGGGCGGTCAACCGGCCGACAGCTCATCATGGCCTGGCGGCGAGCTCGGGCGGCAACTTGGCCTAACCGCGCGGGCTGCGGGCCACGGCATTGCTGATGCGGTAGATCTCGTTGGGGCACCGCTGAATGCGACGATCAACACTCTGTTTGGCGCTCACCTTCACAATCCTGGCGATGTAATCCGGAGCGCTACCGATGCCGTTACTCCGGCGCCGCAAAACAATCTCGAACGGGTTGTCAACGCAGGAGCCGCCGGCATGGCGGGGGCAGTTCCTTCGATCAAGGCGAGTCAACTTGTGGCCGGAGCAGCCAGCCCGCTTCTACAGGCGATCGGCTCTCAGATGGCGGCGCAGCCGGGATCACAGATTGTTGCTGGTGCCACAGGCGGCATGTCGGCCCAGGCGGCCGCGCAGGCAGGCGCGAATCCGCTGGTGCAGATGCTCGCGGGCATCGCTGGTGGGACCGCGGGATACGGTGCGGCGCGTGGCGTCGCGAATGCGGCAAATCGTCTGGCGACGGGGGCAGGGACGCCGATCGGTGAAATGCCGGTCGGCGATCGCGTTGAGCCGACAATGACGAAATCAGGTTCGGCCGATGGAAGCGGTAGGGGCGCTGCGGCGCCGGTGACCGATGCGCAGTCTGGCTCGGCTTTCAACACCGATTCTCGGGGCAATACTTCGACAACTCCACCGGCGGGAACGGGAGCGAATGCTCAAGGCTCTACGCTGCGCGGTGTCGGTGCGGCTCAAGCGAACCTGAATCCATATGCGGGTCAGCTGACGGGGGAAGAGGCAGCCCGGGGCGGGAGTTCGGCCTTCCCGCAGGTCAAGGTGGCGAAGGGCTCCGGCGACGTGGCGCCGGCGGAGCAGGCCGTGCGCGCTCAAATCGCGAATGAGGTGTTGGGGGCGGATAACAACGCCGTGCGTACAGGCGTGATTACCGGGAACGAAGACACGCTGCGCAGCGAGTACACGAACGCCAAGAGCCCGGAGAACACGCCGGCGCAGCTGGTACTTCGTGATCAGATTGCGCGGGAGCAGCAGGCGCTGTCGAACTATGCGCAGGATCGCATTGCCGCGACGGGCGCCAACCCGAACCTGATCAACAATGAGCAGCGCGGTCTGGCCATAAATGACGCTCTCTACGGACCTGATAGCCTCAACGACTATTTCCAGCAGGCCAAGAATCGGATCTATGACGAGGCCAAGGCACAGACTGGCGCGAACCCCATTCAGTCCACCCATGTGGATGAACTTCTGAGGGATCCGCAGTTCCTTGCCGAGGCAGAGCGCAACGGCCATAGCGGCGTGGTATCGGGCGTACAGCGCCTGATTGATCTGGCGCGCACAACGGGATTCAAGGATCCGATTACCGGCGAGTTGACGGCACCGGGCAGCGTCGCAGCCTGGGACGCTGTGCGCAAGTCCAACAACGCTGGCTGGACGCCCGACAACGCACGCACGATCGCGGCGGTGAATCGCGCGATCGATCAGGATGTGGCGGCCGCCGCAGGCTCGGAGTCCTACAAGCTTGGCGATGCCGTCCACCAGGCGCAGAAAACCCTGTTCGACGCACCCGGGATCGCGAAGGTATTCGGCGATGCCGACGCGAACGGCATCAAGGGCGGCGTTGCGTTCGAAAAGCTGCCACAGAAGCTGAACAATCTGCCGCTCGACCAGTGGCGCCATATCTACAACACGCTCGACGATCTGTCACGCGGGCAGATTCGCGGCGCGCCGGATGGCATGCCACCCGTGCCCGCTGAGACCCAGCAACTGGCGGCCGCTGCGCGCGATGAAATGAAGGGTGCGCTGGCGCGTGAGGTCTACGAACAGGGGGCCGGTAAGACGGGCGTGTGGAACCAGAACAGTGTGAATAAGACGCTCAATTCGGTGGTTGGGCAGAAGATCGCGGAGACCTTCTCCCCGGACGAGGTGGCGCGGTTCCACGCCCTGAATTACGCCGGCCAGATTATGCCTGGGGTCCACTCATACGAAGGCGCTGGCCTTCAGGCATCACGACTCGACAAGCCTGGATTCGTCGAGAAATACGCACCGGGCACCGCCTATCTCGCTGGCGCGAAGGTTGGCGGTCCGATCGGCGGTTGGGTCTCGGAGAAGACCGCGAATTTACTGACCAGCAATCTGAAAGAAAAGCGGCTGGCGGCGCGCGGCAATCAATTGATAGACGCGATGCGGGCCAACTCGAGCCTCGGCAAGAACTAGCGGGTGTGGGACGCAAACGGCTCTAGCCCGAAAAACAAGAGTGCTCCAGCAACGATTCCAAAGGTCGGATTGATGCAAAAGGCGACCACTGTAAGTGTCCCTTTGAAAGTCCACGCCGAAATTCTTTTCAGCTTTCTCATGTAATCCTCCGAACCCCGCCTAGTGCGGGGTTTTTTCATTATAGGCCGCTCCTCGGAGTGGCCTTTTTGTTTTGAGGTGGCAATGGCCTCCATTCTTCCGAACGGGAAAACCCAGTTCGTTGACCAGAACGGCAAACCTCTTGCCAATGGTACTGTCACGTTCTACCAGGTCGGAACGACGACAAAGAAGGATACGTGGCAAGACCCGGCGATGACTCAGCCGAATACGAATCCTGTCGTTCTCGATTCGCGTGGACAGGCAACGATTTGGGGCGATGGCTCGTATCGTCAAATCGTCAATGACAAGTTCGGTGCGCTCATCTGGGATCAGACGACTTCAACCAATCCGTCCACGCCGATCGGGCAGCTTAGCATTCTTGACTACGGTGCGAGATGCGATTGGAACGGTACTACTGGAACCGATGACACGGCAGCGATCAATCTCGCGTTTACGCGTGCACTTGCTCAGGGCATCAGCGTTGTTACGGCTCCATCGAATGGAAAAAGCTACTGTCCCAATGGAATTGTCGTGCCTACGGGCATCTGCTTCCAGTCCGAGGGCTTCATCCCGTCGACGTCTGGCACGCCGAGCGGATTTCAAATCGTTGTGTCGAGTGGTGCTGCTGTAGCATGCCGCCTGCAAGGAAATGCGGGGCTTGGGGCTGCGGCACTTAAGCGCATGACGATCACGCGGGTTGGTGTTCCTGCTGCGGGCACATATGGCGTATATGTGGACAACGGATACAACCCCATCATCGAAGACGTCGCTTCAATCGGTCATGCGATCCCGTGGGTGTGGGATGGTACGAAAGGCGGCATCAGCTGCAGCCCACTGCGCATCTTCAGCGGCTATGCGACCGATGCGCATGTGCTGGTGAACTCGTGGCCGGAACTTCGGCCGGCGCAATGCCGGTTCGGCTCGAACGGCCTTATCGATGTGGCCTGCAATGCGTACGTCCGTTTTACTGGCGGCGGCAGTGGCCCGAATACCGCGATGTTCGATAACTGCCAGTTCAACCAGGGCGAATCTGGCGACAACATCATCGGAACGTTCCTTGATTTCGTGAATTTCGGAAGTGGTCAAGGTCAGATCATTGGCCAGTTCAACTTCTCGAATTGTCACGTCGAGCAGGCGCAGCATGCGATTCGCACCGACTCAACTGTTTCAATCCTCGACAACCTGCAGATCACGGATACCCGATTCCAGGACAACAATAACGTCAGCGGATCGGCAGAATTTTGGGCGCTCAATGCAGCGACGAAACTCCAGTCGTTCAAGATGGCCGACTGTGTGCTTACAACGAAGTCTTTCACGTTGGCACCGGGTCAGCAGATGGACGGCGTCACCGTGACAAACGTCAAGTTCTTCAAACCTATTTCGGTCACTGGTGTTGGAAATTCCGTCGTCAATTTCGAAGCATGCGACTACAACAGTGTGACGATCGCGGGCTCGTTTGGTGCCGCGAAATTCACGGGTGTTGCATCGACAGGCGCACTGTCGAATACCGCGACCGGGAAGGTCACGCTTGATATTACCAATCAGAGCAACTGGACTGCGGCTGCGCCTCCTCAACTTCAATTTGGTGGGGCAACGACGGGGATCTCCTATTCCGTACAACAGGCGCAGTGGAGACTCCAAGGCTCTACGGTGATTTATCAGTTCGCGATTTCCCTTACCAGCAAGGGAAGTGCAACGGGGGTTGCAACTATTGCGGGCCTTCCTTTCCAGATCCAAGGGGTTGTCGGAGCGGCGGGGGGCGGCGCAATTCCAGTCGCTGCGAATCTGACGGGTATGACCGGGCCAGTTATTGCGCAACCGGCTGCGTTCGCCACCATGAATCTATTGCAGTCGGCTCCAGGCGGCTACGCGCAGATGACCGATGCGAATTTCACGAATACCACAAACATCTCCGGCGAACTGATCTATCCGGTCTGAGGAAAATTCCATGGCTGAACCAACCTCCAGCATTGCAGCTGCGTCGATCGCGCTACTCGTGAAAGTCGTCCCCGGCGCAGTCGGCTCGCTGATCGCATTGAGATTCATCGGAGACGGGCTAAGCGGGCGCCAGAAGGCCGCTTCGTTCGTCTCCGGTGCCGCGGTTTCGTACTTCATCGGGCCTCTGATCGTGGCTTGGTTCGGCATTACCGATGCCGGCGCACAGCAGGCGATCGGCTTCTTGATCGGCCTGTTCGGCTTGGCAATCACGAAAGAACTGTTCAAAGAAATCAACAACGCAGACTTCATCGGGGCTCTCAAACGTCGCTTCCTCGGGGGGCAATGACATGGTCTCGATCTTTGTGTTGGCAAACCTCATCGCGCTTCTGTTCTGCATCTGGATCACCGTGACGGATGGAATCTCGACCGGCTGGTGGGGCACTCTTGGATTCTCCGTCATTGGCGTGGCGGCCATGGGGAATGTCCTCAAGTCGGTGCGCATGATCGCAGCTATCGACATGCCGGAAACGGTAATGATGGTCGGCGTCGCCATCGTCTGCGTGTGGGTCATGGGACGTCGAGCTTACTGGTGGAAGAAGGAGCACAAGCATGGATGACTTCGACCGCTCGGCGTTGATGGCCGAGCTCACGCGCGACGAAGGCCGTCGTCTGAAGCCTTACGTCGATACCGTCGGTAAGACAACGATCGGCGTCGGCCGCAATCTGACAGACGTCGGAATCAGCGATTCCGAGTGCGACGCGATGCTGTCGAATGACATCGACCGCACGGTCGCGTGGCTCGATCGCAATTTGACCTGGTGGCGCCAGCTCGACGCGGTGCGCCAGCGCGTCGTGATCAACATGGCATTCAACATGCTCGGTGGGCTGTTGACGTTCACTAACACGCTCGCGGCGATGAAGCGCGGCGATTACGCTGCGGCGGCCGACGGCATGCTCGCGTCAAAGTGGGCGGCGCAGGTCGGCGCACGCGCAACGCGGCTTGCAGCCATGATGCGGAGTGGAGCCTGACTATTTCCTGAGCAGCATCGCAAAGACGTACGACACCATGATCGATGTCCATAAAGCGATTCCGAATACCGCCTGCCTGGTGAGCGGATCACTGGACACAAGTTGCCCCTGAAGGATGTACAGGATGAACCCGACCACCACCGTATCGAAAAGGCTTTGTCGCGTGATCTTCCATATGATCGCGCTGGTCTTCATTGCAGTACCAATTGCTGCATTGGTAGAAGCTCTGGTTTTTGAGGCTGCCCATTTGAAAAGCCCAATGATCACGGCAACGATCAGTGCGGCAGTGACACTGGTAGCCAACTGTTTGATGTCGATCATGTTCCCTCGCTGGATGAGTTGGGACATACCACCCGAGAAGGGAAGCGGTGAGGAACAGGGTGGCGGCGCATCGGGAAGTTACCACACCACCCAACATGACCAGGAAAACGGGGAGGAATCGTGACCTTACTCGACCCGCGCCTCTGGCTGGCATTCGTCGTCGCACTCGCGATCACGGCCGGCGCCTGCTACTTCAAAGGTCACGCCGACGGCGTGCGCACGACGACCATCGCCGCGCAGAAGGCTCAAATCGCAGCCGTCACCGCAGCCCGCGCCGAAGAACAACGCCGCACCGCAGCACAATCGGAGATCGCCAACAATGCGAACCAACAACGTACCGCAGCTCTCGCGGATGCTTTTACTGCTCGTGCTGCCGCTGGCAGCTTGCAGCAGCGCGTCGACGAGCTCGTCGCAGCCGCCCGCCATCCCGCCGCTTCCGGCGGAAGCCCGACAGCCGGCGACGCCCTCGATCTGCTTGCCGACGTGCTCGGCAGCGCTGACCGGCGCGCGGGCGAACTGGCAGAGTACGCTGACCGGGCCCGCATCGCCGGCCAGCAGTGCGAGCGCGACTACGACGCGCTGATCGTTACCCGAGCTTCCGCTCAAATTCAATGATCGCTCGAAGCTCGTCGGACGTGAACCGTCCCTCGAGATAGATCTTGCTGAGATACCAAGCCGGGCAGTCGCGGGCGTTGCTCCAATCGATGTGCCCGTCGGTCTGGCGAAGAATCGTTCGTGCGGTCTGCTCGTCCATTTTCCTTCCCCGTCAATTGGCTGTTTGGGTGAGATAGTCAGCCCAGTGCTGCATCATCTTCCGGCGCTCGGGCAAGTATTCCGCGTGCACGTAGGCCGCGGTGACCTGATTACGCTCAGCGTGGGCGAGTTGGCGGTCAACGACGTCTCGGCTGTAACCGAGCTCGCGGAGCACTGTCGCCGCCAAGCCGCGGAATCCATGGCCGGTCATCCGCGATTTGTAGCCCATGCGGTAGAGCGCATAGAGCATCGTATTGTTCGAGATGTGGCTTCGGCCCTGGACGCTGTAGAAGACGTACCGCTGGTTGCCATTGAGCTCGCGCAGGGCAGCCAGCACCTCGAGCGCTTGCCGCGATAGCGGCACGATGTGCGGATCGCGCATCTTCATACGCTCAGGAGGGATGCGCCATTCGGCCGCACGCTCGTCAAACTCGTCCCATTCCGCGTTGATCATCTCGGTTGTTCGCGTGAAGGTCAGCGCCATGAACTGAAGTGCGAGTTGCGTGACCCGATCGCCGGAATAGGCGGCAATGTCGCGCATGAGCTGTGGGATTTCGACGGGCTTCACGCGCGCCATGTGCTTGACGCCCGGGCCCTTCTTCAGAACGGTTTCGGCATCAATATCGGCTGCAGGGTTGCGTGAGCATCGCCCGGTCATGATGCCGTACTGGAAGACCGCCCGTGATCGCTGCAGTACCCGCTTAGCTGTTTCCCGAACGCCTCGCGCCTCGATAGCTCGCACAATCTCGAGCATGTCAGGTGCCTCAATGTCGCGCAGCGACTTGGAGCCGATCCGCGGGAACGCGTCGACTTCGAGAGAGTTGATCACCTTGTCTGCGTAGACTTCCGTCCAGCCGTCCTTTTGCGACTCGAACCACTCCCGCGCGACAGCCTCGAAGGACGACGATGCCTCGATAGCCCGGGCCCGCTTGATCTCGCGCTTCTGTTCGGTCGGGTCGGTTCCGGCAGCCAATAGCTTCCGTGCAGCGAGACAGGCTTGTCGTGCCTCGGCCAACGACACTTCGGGGTAGACGCCGAACGACGCGAGCTTTTCTTTCCCATCGAACCGATACTTCATGCGCCAGTACTTAGAGCCGTTCGGCATGACCTGGAGATAGAGCCCCTTGCCGTCTGCAAGACGGTAAGGCTGCTCGGCAGGCTTCGCACGGCGCACCTTCAAGTCAGTGAGAGGATCGGTTTGCTTCGGCAT